CCGGCCGTTCTCCGGCGGCTGCGGTCGATGATGAATGCTGGATAATTTTTCGGCATAATATTAAAAATCTGTTGACGTCAACAACCTTTGATATTCTTCTTCTTCGTCCGGAGTGAGCGGATTTATTTCACGACATTGATGTAGCCAGAAAAAACGTGCGTCGTCCTCGCTCATTCTCGACCTCACATCTTGCGGCTCCGAGTATCTATTATTGAACAAATCGACAAAATAATTCGTAAATGCTTCGTTCCCTTCACGTCTGCGAAGTATCTGCCCCTGCTTCACTTCACGCGACGTCATCGTGCGGCAGATTGTCTGACCGTCGTTTGTGTGGAAGAATACGCGGCCGCTTTCCTGATTCTCGTTGATTAAACGAATGTCCGATGCTTTCATATCGTTGTCTGTTGTTTGATTGTCGAATTCTTTGTCGTTTTTAGATTCTTCGGCGGTTACCTGCTCCGCCTTGGCCGGTTCTGCGGCCTGCTCAGCCTCATTCTGCTCGGATGCCTCAATCTCTGCGTCGAGGGCAGCCATTTCCGCCTGCTCCCATTCGCGGTATTCGGCTATCTGCTCGTCCGTAACCTTCATCATGGCGAAGGCCACGCACCAGCGCTGTTTTTCGGAAAGGCAGATATTGTGATGCAGAGCCTTGTCGCAAATGTCGGTTACGAATCCCTGACCGTATTTTGCAACGATTTCGAGAATGCCGTTCGCCTCTACCGAGTATTCCCAGACAATACGGTTACCCGGATAGTTTCTTGTCGGAATGCAGTCAATCAGATTGAAAATTGCGCGAACGTTGTTTTTTGCGCGAAGGTCAGAAAGATTGTCGTAGAAGTTTTTGAAAGTTTTCATATTGTTCTCGCTTTGAGCCCGGCGGCTTGGTTTTGGTTTTTGATTACACTACAAAGGTAATGCTTTATTTTTATTTTGCAAACTTTTCCAAGAAATATTTTAGAAAAAATCGCAATTATTTTCCTATATATTGAAATACAGTTATTTACAGCAAGAAGAAAAGCGGCTAAAATGTACGGGTAGCCGGAATAATTATAAAGCACGAGAAATCCCCGATTTTCATGTTGAAACAGTCGGTAATTTTGTGACATGGCTTATAACAGAAAACGGGGATTGACTATCAAGCAGGAGAAATTCTGCAACAAGTATATCGAATGCGGCAATGCCTCCGAAGCGTATCGTTATGCTTACGACTGCGCAAAGCATAATGATTCTACAGTCTGGGCCAATGCCAGCAGATTGCTTGATAATAGCAATGTTGCGGCAAGGATTGATTACCTTAAGAGCCACCTTGCGGAGGCGGCCGGCATAAGTGCCCTGCAAATCATCAGAGAACATCAGAAGATTGCTTTTTCCAATGGTGCCAGAATACGGAAAGATTGGATGTTGCTGAAAGACTTCGAGGCGTTGTCCGACGACGAAAAATCGTGCGTTCGGTCTGTCGAAACGAAGCAAATCAAGCGGGTAACGGAAGATGGTGATGAAGTCATTAGCGAATGGGTGAAGGTGATGACTTATGACAAACAGAAGTCGCTTGATGCTTTGTCCAGAATGCTCGGTTATGAAGCCCCTACTAAGGTAGAGGTACGACAGGCTACACCTTCAGACAACGCTCATAAAGTCATCTTCGAGAACTACCAAAAGAAGAATGATTGAGTTCCATTTCAATGAAATTTATGCAGCCGTTTTCACGACCGACAAACGTATCATCGATATACGGGGAGGCCGTGGCCGAGGCGGTTCTCACTTCGGAACGGACTATTTTTTATTTCTGTTGACTCAATCTCAATATTTCCGCGGATACTTCATAAGAAAGACGCTGAACGATATCAAAACCAGCCTGTTTCAAGACATAAAGGACAGGATATACGAGAATCCGGGTATTGACATAAATGATTTTCATATAAACGAAAATAATTACTCGTTGCTGTATAAGCCGACGGGCAATATGATAATCAGCAAAGGCATCACCGGCAGCAAGGGGCGCACGGCAAAGATGAAATCACTGGCCGGTGCGACGCATGTGCTCATCGAGGAGGCCGACGAAATCGATGAACAGAGCTTTGCCCAACTCAACTTGTCTCTAAGAACCACGAAGTCCGAACATATCCAGATAATCCGTATCTACAACCAGCCGCCCCGTCATCATTGGATATATAAGGACTACAATCTTATCGAAACGGATGTGAAAGGATATTATCGGGCGGAGGTAAAAGCGACTTCGGATGTATTATCCATATTCTCTACATACCATGCCAACATGGATAATCTTCACCCGTCGACGGTGAGGGAATTCGAAGCGTTCAAGGAAAGTGCCCCCGATTACTATTACAACCAGATATTGGGGTTGGTAGGCGAAGGCGCCAAAGGTCGTGTATACAGTGGATGGGAGCATATCATCAATGCAGCATTCGAGGCGCTCGAATTACCTCATGCATACATCATGGACTTTGGATATGGCGGTGCCCCGACCGCAGTCATCGAGGTAAAATGGCATAAGGACTGTCGCTATATACGGGAACTGATTTATTCACGCGACCTCGATAGTCTGGAGCTTGCGCGGATGCTGCGGGCAAAAGGGATATCGGAGCAGGATATGATAGTGGCCGACTATGGCAGCGGCGGAAATATTCGCATAGCAGAGTTGCGGCGCGGGACATACGATGGCCTGCGGTACAATATTCGGGCGACGGTGAAGGGCTCCGGTTCAGTACAGGCAGGCATTTCCAAAGTAAAATCCGCAAAAGTCTACATGACAGAAGACAGTGCCAATGGATGGGCCGAATATCAAGAATACTGCTGGCTTCTGGACGCTAACGGTAATCCGACAGACCAGCCGAAGAAAGAAAATGACCATATCATGGATTGCATCCGCTATTTCGAGCAGGCGAAAGGGATATTGTTCTAAAAATTTTTGCCTTTTTTAAAAACCCCGATTTTCGCATTGGAAATGCACGTATGTTTGCCATGTAAGCGTGTGTTGCATATGGGCTTATTCGGCAAAGTGTTCAATAGATGGTTAGGTCGCGGAATCGATTTCTTCGGTTTCCCGATGAATGGCTGTCATTACGATATCCCCTTAGATGGTGTTTTCGGACAAAATGCGGCATACGACCGCTGCTCCACGCTGAAGACGGTCGTTAACAGGAATGCCGGGGCCATGGCAAACGGAGTATGGTGGATAACCGACAATGCAGGCAACGATGTCACCGAAAAATATTTCGACATTGCCGTAAGGCTGACGGCTCCGAATCCCATACAGACGTTTTCGGAGTTCATCATGCAAATGGATGTATATCGTCAGTTGCGCGGTGAAGTCTTCGTGTATTTCGCTGCTCCGGTCGGCAGTTCGGCAAGCGCCGCCTATTCCTGGTGGGTAATCGACCCCCGGTATGTGGAAATCGAAACAACGGGAATTTTATACGGAGGAGAAAATATCGAAGACATCATTACCCGATACTGGCTGAATGCAGGGGGGCAGCGTACGGAATTAGACAGGTCGCATCTGCTGCATATCAAGGATGTCAATCAGAATCTCGATTTCTGCCCATCCGACATTGGCGGGGTCACGCGCCTGTACAGCGTACAGAACTCCGTGAACAATCTCATTGTTGCGGAAGAGGCTCTCTTGTCCATGAATAAGGACAGGGGCGCTTTGGGTATCTTAAGTAACGATACGGATGATGCTGCGGGTCATGTGCCTATGTCTCCGGAGGAACAGAATCGTCTTCAGGAGAAATTCAAAGCACGCTATGGACTGCAGCAGGGGCAGTGGAAGGTCATCATTACGGACGCGAAATTAAAGTGGCAGTCCATGACGATGTCTGTAAAAGAACTTCAGCTGCTGGAAGGCATGACAGAGAACATTCAACTCATATGCAACGCCTTCGATTATCCGTACGAGTTGCTTGCCAATACGAATAATGTGACTTATTCGAATAAACAGGAGGCGAAAAAATCTTGGTACGAAGACACAATCATTCCGATGTCCCGCGTTTATGCAGAAGGGTTCACGCGCATGCTGCTGGGGCTTGGCGGTGACAAATTCGTTATGGATTTTTCTGGTCTGAGCTGTTTGAAAACAGCCGAGGCGGACATGGCAAAAACATATTATCAAAAAGCTGTCGCTGTCCGTGAGTTGTACACGTTGGGCATCATATCCAGAGAAGAAGCTCGCATAGAATTAGATTACAATGAATCAATCGAAGGTAAGGCGACCATGTACTCTCCCCAAGGAACGGATAGAGGAAATACGCAAGAAGCGTAATGAAATGGTCAGCGGTAAAAAAGTGGTTACGAAATGAACGACGACTTTATCAAGCATCTGAAGAATGAGAAGTGGCGCATCGTCGCCGAGAAAAAGGCGTCCATCAAAAAAGCGGATGCCGCCTCTTCCTGTATCGTGTCTCTTGCCGACCGCCGAGATGCTCTGAAAGCTGAAGTTGGAAATCGCCTGGGGGCCGATATCATGCAGGTGGAAGCTGTCATCAATACGACAGGACTGTTCGACAGCCATGACGATGTGCATATTCCCGGCCTGTGGGATAAGTCGCTGGCGAATCTCCGACTTGTCTATTTGTTGCAGGAGCATGAACGGGAATTCGACCACGTGATTTCCGATGAAGTCAAGGTATCCGTACAAGAGAAGAGCTGGGCGGAACTGGGTGCCCCCTTCGAAGGCAGCACGCAGGCACTTGTTTTCAATGCCACGGTACACCGGCGGCGCAATCCCTACATGTTCGACCAATACATGAATGGCTACGTGCGCAACCATTCCGTTGGGATGTATTATAAGGCTATTGAGTTGTGCATCAATAGCGAGGAACCGTATTATGCCGACGAGAAAAAGGCATGGGACAAATACATCGAGTATGTCGCGAACAGAGACGATGTGGAGGAAGTCGGATATTTCTGGGCAGTTACCGAAGCGGAGGTAGTGGAAGGTTCTGCCGTCCTGTTCGGCTCGAATTGGGTTACGCCGACCATCAATGTTGATTTGAAGGATAACACGAGTATCCTATCGAAAATAGGCAGGAATTTTCATTAACCGACTAAAATACTGATTATGGAAGAATTCAAAGTGAAAGAGTTTGTGGCACCCGACGGTGTGCAACTCGACGACGACACCCGAAAGCTGTTCGGAGCTATTCAGGGCTGGTTGCAGACTGCTTTCTCCGATTTCGTGAAGAGCAGCAGGTCCGGCGAAGACTATGCCAAGGCTATCGGTGAAAAGATGAAGGAAATGGGCCTTGATGCCGAAAAAACGCGCAAATGGGAAGAGGCACTGAAGGAACAGGGCAAGATTCTCGAAAAACTCCGCATGGGGGCTTCTGGCAGTGTCCAGACCACTCGTGCGGACGTTCTGAAGAAGTTTATCAAAGAACGTCATGAAGACATCGTGAAAGCCTTCAGCAAGAAAGAACAGTTTGCTTTCGAGATTCCCGTAAACAAGACTGCTTCCGTTATAACGACCACAACGGCTGTTTCTTCTACGACCGAAGCACAATGGCGCGGCTATACGGAACGCGACCCGGAGTTCTACTATACGCGGCGAGGCCGGCAATATATCCGGGATGTAGCCGATGTGCGTCGGGTGGGCCGCGTACCTACCACCATGGAATTCTGGGAGGAAGGTGCGGAAGACGGAGCGTTTGCCGTAGTCGCCGAGAACGGCCTGAAGCCGCTGGTGGAAGTGTCGCTCGTGCTCAACATGGCCAAGAAAAAGAAGGCGGCCGGCATGATGACGCTTACCGAAGAAGTCATCATGGATTCCGATGAACTCGCTCTCAACCTCGAACGGCTGTTCGTCGATAAGCTGTGGCGTGACTACGAAGACAAGCTTACCGAATCACTGCTTGGCAGTGCCGCGTCATACACAAGTACGTCGCTTGATGGAACCATCGAAAATCCGAACGATTTCGATGCCATTTCGGCAGCAGCGCTTCAGGTGGCTTCTTTGAATTTCAGGCCGACAGACCTGATTCTGAATACCTCGGATGCTTACGCCATGTCGCTCATCAAAGACGGCATAGGCCGTTACATCCTGCCGGTCGTAACCGACGGCGGGCAGTTGAATATCCGCAGTCTGCGTGTGACAACGACAACCAAGCTTACACAGGGCGAGTTCCTGGTAGGCGAGTACGGCACATGGAAGGTACGCGAGGGCGAAGCTATCCTGCGTTCCGGGCTGAATGATGACGACTTCAAGTACAACCGTATGTCGTTCATCGGTGAAGTGTTCTACAATTCATATATCCCCACCAATCATGCCGGGTCGTGGGTCAAAGGAAACTTCGCCACCATAAAGGAGGCCCTCAAGAAAGCCGCATCTCCAGGGGAATGATTATAAACCGGCGGGACGGTATTGCCGTCCCGCCATAACTTCGTAAAGTTATGACACGTGAAAAACAGGAAGCCGAAAAGACTATATTACCGCAGGACGATGTGGTAATAGAGTACACGGACAAGGCTCAGTATCACCAGGCGGGTGATACTGAAAAAGTGCACCGTTATTTGGCCGAGCAATTCGTCAAGAAGGGAATTGCCAAGATAAAGAAGAGCTGACGATGTTTCTGACCGACGCATACTTCCAGGGCGACCTGTACTTGCCGAACTTGGTTACGACCAAACCGGGGACGGTAGGTGTGGGTCGCCTGCTGTCGGCCGTGGCAGAAAGCGACCTGTCGTATTATATAGACAAGTACGAACGGGAGTTCTTGATTATCTTGTTGGGCAACAAATTATACGAAGCCTTCATCGCCGGATTGGAAGAACCCGATAATGACAAATGGATGAATCTGAAGAACCGGATTTACATCACTTCGGGCCCATATCCCTATTCTCCGGCCGCGAATTTCGTATATTTCAAGCTGATATCCCACAATGTCACGACGACCACGATGAAGGGAGAAGTCATCCCTTTACAGGATTATGCGAAAAATGCTTCTGCAAAGCAGAAACTTGCCGACGCGTGGAACGATATTTTGCCCTGGGCGAACCGTATCCGAAAATTCGTCGATGACAACAAAGATGACTACGGAGCGTACGTCGAATGCTGTCCTTGTCGTTTTCGGGAATTCGAACCGGTAAATATTTTCGGAATATGATGATATCCCCGAATAAGCTGATAGGTTCTGCTGTATTCCGTACGATGGAAGCGCTTAACGGGAATACCGTCTTTATCGAAGGGGCACGGCAGTACGAATTCTGGCCCAACTGTTTTAAAGACGGCAAACTGCATCTGTGGCATTATCCGGGCACTCCGAACGAGATAGCGAATATCCTTGTTCAGGTCGGAAAACTGTTGGACGGAGCATCGCTGAAATTCCCGGCTGTGCTCAGTTATCATCCCATACGGCAGGACAAAGGGGTGCCGGTCGATAACCACCGATATGTCGATATCGTCCGCTACAATCTGGCTATTATATCCCCCGTGCGGAGTAATTGGACTACGGAGGAACGGGAACATTATGTTTTCGAACCGCTGCTGAGGCCCATTTACGAAGAGTTCATCGGGCAGATAAAAACGAGTCCCGCCTTTCATGTGGACTATGGTTTACGACACGACTATTACGAAGTATTCACGACAGGGAGAAGTGCCGAAACCGTCCATAAACTGTACGGAGATTATATCGACGCCATCGAGTTGCACGACCTGTCTCTGACGCTCAGACCCTCTCTTTGCAATGCCGTCCTCGAAAGGATGTACGAAGAAAACGACCTTGTAACCGATAACATAGAAACTCTTTTAAAATACTGATTATGGAACTGAAAGGAACAATTGCAAACAACTGTTCGGAAGCGACCGTTAGGACGGGAACGCCTAACTGCGACCGTCAAATGGGAAAACCGCTGGCATTGGCGGTCACTCCCGTAAATGCCCTCTATCCTATCGGCGCGGATACCTTCCTCGAAAACCTCGAAGGTTACATCAGCGACGAAGGCGGCATGCGTCTGATGCCTATCAAAGGCGTTGCCGGTGTTGCGCTCAACGGCGGCGATATCAATGCCCCGGAGCTGGGAACCTACGGCGGCGCCCGGCCTATCGGCATCAATGCCGTAAACATTGCCTACACGGTCGACGGAGGCATGTGCCTCTACAAGGAACTCTCCAAGCTCAACGGCCGCCTGTGCCGCGTGTTCATTTGCGACGACGCCAATTACCTGTTCGGCACGGTAATCACCAAAGGAGGCACCGACTATTTCGCCGGATACAAGGGTACCGTCTACGTGACATTCACTCCGACGGACGGAAGCACGCTGGGCACCATTACCGTCACCGTGTACTATTCTACGGAATACGAACAGGAAATGCAGAACGCCATGTCTGTCTATCTGGAAAACGGATTGCCCGATGGTCTGATTGGCGTCATGCTTCAGTCCGCAAGTGCGGATACCGTGCGCGTGGTGACGGCATGCGACCAGACTGATGTCACGGCAACGTATATCGACGATTGGGAGCAGACGATGTTTCTCAATGAGAGCGGAACGGCCGCTACTACGGTCACGCCGCAGGGCGGCAATCTGCTCAAAATAGCTCCGACGGGCAAGTATCGTGTGGCTTCAGCGAAAACTCTTGCCGCCGGCAACATTACAGGGCTGGATGGGATGGATACCTACGTCCAGGTAACGGCCGGTTAGTAATGAATATCTGGATACGGGGACGGCGGGTATCGGTCAGCGACGAATACCTGCAACATGTCCGGCGGGATACGCTTATCCGGGAGCAGGTAAGATATCTCTCCGGCATAGCCTCCGAGGCTGATATTGCCGAGGCTATGGGGAAGGCGTACGATGCGCTCCATCCCCCAAAGAAGCGGACGCAGAAGAACGAAGAAGAAGAGTAGCACAAGGAAGGGGGCGGAGCGATTCGCCCCCTTTTAAAAAACCGATGTTATGAATGCGGATGATAAGCTGTCGTTTGTGACCGCCAAACAGCAAAGGGTCGACAATTGGCCGGAGGTCGTGGAATGGCAGATAGAGGAGTATGGGGACGAGCTGGTCGATTTGAACCGCGACCAAATGCTTTTAGGAAGGAATGCGGAAGGAGAAGTCCTGACGCCTTCCTATCTGGAAGACCCGTATTTCCATACGCAGGAGGCGGCGCAGGCTTATGCATCCATGAAATACGGTCTGGAGTTGGCACACAAGTCTCGGCTTACCTTCCCGTTGAATTATCCGGACAAAGAACGGAATACGCCGAACCTTATCGTGACGGGTGATTTTCAGAACGGAATGTTCCTGCGTACCATGACCGACAGTTTCCTTATCGATTCCGGTTATGACGAAAGCCGGGACATAGAGCAAAAGTATAATAACAAAGTATTCGGGCTGGCACCGCTGGCCAAGGAATTCTGGTGGAATTACCGGCTGGGGATTGCTATTCTGAGATACATCAATTTCCAATACGACTATGGCGTGTAACTGCATAAAGCGGACGATATCCCGGCATGACCGTGCGAGGATTGAAGCTCGCAAATTATCAGAATTGGAAAAAGCTGATTATGTGATTTACGATGAAAAAGGAAGAATCTATACCGACAGGCGCAGTTGCTGGGAAAAAGCAGGCAGGCCGGGAACCCTCCGCGAAATCGTATGTTATCTATGACCGATGCAGCGAATGTCCCGTCTACCGTTACCGGGATGCCGTATGCAACGACAACCTCGCTGCACTGATAAAGGAGGGAACGCCTCCGGATGATGTGCTGAAGGAAGCCCGGCAGGCGCTGATAATAGAATTCGCCGACCTGTCCGGCGACACAGGGCTCTTGTCTGCCAACAAGAGTGCGGCCAGAATGATAGCGCTCAGGTACCGGATAGAGGCATTGTATGTGGCCGGGCGCATACCGGAGCATGCCGAAGCGCAAACGTTATTCAAGAAGTATGGCTGGGGCAACCTTCCGCGGGCGGCCCAACTAAAACGCGCCTCTGCCAAAATCAAGGAATACTCCGTACTTATCGAGAAAGAGACGGCGCGGCAAAATAAGCGTGCAGCCAAAACTCCCGATAAGCATTTTTCCGCTTCTGACTTCAACCGGCAATTGGTCATAGTGAGCAAATGGTGCGGATTCCATATTTCCGACCGTATCATGCTATCCGAGCTCGCCGGATATTTCCGGGCATATTGCGAAAACTTAAAGATGTACGACAATGGCGGCAACTACAAAAAACGTGGAGCTCATCCCGCAAAAAGAGCTTAACAACCTGATAGAATACAACAAGGCACTGCTGGAGACGAAAAACAATCTGGCAGACATTATCCCGGTGCTTCATAAAGCGGCTTTGGGGGTCGAAACATATAGCGGCGACTATAAGACGCTTGTGCATATGCTGCAAACCTTTGAAAAAACGCAGCAGGATACGAGTAAACGTGTGCGTGAACACAGCAATGCATTGTCAGCGGTGGAAAAGGCGACTAAGCAGTTTGCCTATGCCCAAAGTGCCGAGGCAAAGGAAGTGGCTTTGGTTAAAGAGCAGCTTCGCCAGAAAAATGCCGAACTTCGTACTAATGCTCGGGAGGCGTTGGCAGCAGAAGGAAGTCTCAATCAATTGCGTGCTCAACTTGTACAACTAAAAGCAGAGGCGGCTAATCTTGACCTAAATTCTAAAGAATTTGCAGAAGCCTCTGCCCGTATAAATGAATTGAACGGCAAAATTATGAAGGCCGAGGCGGCCATGGGGGACCATCGTCGTAATGTCGGCAACTATGCGAGCGCTTTTAATAATTTGGGATTTCAGGTACAGCAGGTTGTCCGCGAGCTTCCATCGCTTACAATGGGCCCTCAGCAGTTCTTTTTGGCCCTATCTAACAACCTTCCGATGTTGGCGGATGCCTATGCAGAGACTATCGCCAAGAATAAGGAGTTGCGCGAGGAGAATTTAAAACTGGCGGCTGACCAGCAAAAACAGGTCATTCCCGCTTGGAAGCAGATGTTGAAATCTATTGTGGGTTGGCAAACCGCTATTGTGGTTGGTATAACTTTATTAACAACCTATGGTAAGGAAATAGGAGAGTTCATATCCGGACTTTTTAAAGGGAAAAAGGCTATTGATGCAATTTCACTGTCTACCGAGCAATATCAAAACGCTATTGACAATGCTAACAAGTCGGCGGCCGATGAATTATCTACATTGAAGCTGCTTTATAATGCAGCCACCGATAGTCAAAGGCCTATGAATGAACGTATATCTGCTGTTAAAGAACTGCAGCGGTTATATCCGAATTATCTTAGTAATATGTCGCAGGAAGAGATAATGGCTGGTCAGGCCTCGATACAATATCAAAATCTCGCAACGCATATCCTTGAAGTTGCAAAGGCAAAAGCCGTTCAAGATAAGATATCGGAGAATCAAGCTAAAATATTGGAATTGGAAATAGAAGAAGCTGAGCAATTAGCACAAATCGAAGCCACGCAAGCTAATATTGAAAGGCAACGTACGGCAATTAATAGCGGCGGAACGAGTGATATCATTGTTGCCTACCAGAAACAATTATCTCTAACAGAAAAAAGATTAAAACGTGAACAAGAATCTTTGGTTGTTATTCAACAGTCAAAACAAGCCTTAGAGGATACGTCCGCACACCTTGCTAACAAAATATCTGTATCGGATTTAATTGTAGAGCAACCGGAACCTTTGGGGGCAAATTCGGTCTCCACCCGTCTTTCCGAGAAGCGGCGGGCCGAACTCGAACTGTTAGAGGCGCAGGCGCAGCAGGAAGCGGCCATACAGGAGCAGATATACAAAGACGAGGAACGCGCCTATGCCGACAGGTTGGATGCATTCGAGAAATTCAAGGAAGCCCAGCAGAAGGTGCTGGATGCTCAGTACACGGCCAGCCGGGAAGAGCTGGATGCGCGTCTCAGTGGCGGGGATATCGATAAGGATACATATGATGCCGTGCTGAGCAGCCTCGATTTCGCCAATTCGGAGGCATTCCGCGAACTGACCGACGAACAGCAGCAGGCAGGCAAGGAACTGATGGAGGCCATTGCCGAGGGCATGATGTCCGAAACCACACGCGCCGTCGAGCAGTCCGCACAAGACCTCGACCGTAAGATGCAGGACGAACTGCTCGCTTTGTCTGCCAAATACGCGGCAGGGGAAATCAAAAAGGAGGAATATGAGAAAGAGAGCGCCGCGATAACCGACCGCTATGCTGTCGAACGTTTCAATACGGAGATAGGGCTGCTCGACCAACTTCTGAACAAGGAAGAACTGACCGCAGAGGCGCGGGAAGAAACCGAGAAGGCAAAGGAGGAGGCCGTCCTTGAATACCAGAAGTATATAACCGACCAACGTATCCGTGAGAACGAACGGGTGGGCGACGAGGAAGAAAAGGAGGCGGAGCGACGGGAACAAATCGCCAAAAAGGAGGCGGAGCTGAAGAAACAACTGCTACAGGAAGTCTTCAATCTGGCGTCGGCGCTCAGCGACGCCCAGCTGGAGAAAGAGCTTGCCCGGCTCGACAAACTATCGGAAGAAAACGAGCAATGGAAAGAGGATGAGATAGCTCGCATCGAACGTCTGGCTGAGCAAGGGGTCATCAGTGAAGAACATGCCGATGCCGATATACAGGCCATCGAAGACCAGGCCGCCGTTCGGGAAGAAGAGATAGAAAAGAAACGAATCGAGGCCGAACGGAAGAATGCCATTTTTGAAAAAGCGCAGGCAGTCGCACAGGCAGCCATCAATACCGCATTGGCTATCACGGCCGCGCTGACCAGTCCGTTCACATCGGCCGCTATGATACCCTTAATAGCTGCCACGGGAGCGGCCCAGATAGCGACTATCCTTGCCACCCCCCTGCCCGAATATGCGAAAGGCACACAGGACCATCCCGGCGGGCTTGCCATGGTAGGCGACGGAGGACGCGCCGAAATGGTCGTATTCCCCGACGGGTCGGTATGGCGTACCCCCGCGACCGATACGCTCGTCAACCTTCCCGAACATACGAAGGTATTGCCGGACTACGATGCGGTCATAGCGCAGCATCCCTTCAGGCAGTTGCCCGAACCCATATCTACTTCGCGAATGGAGACGCTGCTGGAAGAACAGCGCATACAGCGGGGAACGCTCATCGAAAAATCCGCCGAACAGAACCGGCTGCTCCGGAAGATGCTGACGGAACAAAATGCCGACCGGCGCATGTCCGAAAGAACCTTTGCAAATCATAATTTGATACCTAACAAGAAAATATCATGAATATATTGCCTCCCAAAATAAAGTTTACCCTGACCACCGCATTACGCGAGATGTCCCCTTATGTAACGTATGTTCATCGTTACTCGAAAGTCGTGGACGGGGAAGTCGTAAACGTAACAGACTCTATGAACAATGAGTACGGAGTCAAGGTCCCCGCTTTCGTCAATACGTTCCATTATGAGGGCGCCCTTCAATCCTTAGGCGCCGACGTGGTAGGCCCCTCAATTATCTTTTTGGACGTCAACAAAAACGTGCTCGGCAGTTTCTGGGCGACCACCAACAGTTTGGCCAAGGTTGATTTACCCATCCCGGCCGGTACCGATACCATCCTTGCTCCGTGCATTATTTATGTGACGCCTATATTCCGTTTCGGCCTTCAGGAATACGATGTGACGACGAGCGTCATCAATACGGACGACGTATCGCTTATCGGCGACCGGGACGGAACATCCGACGTACTGTTGTCCGTATCCTATCCGCTTAAGTTTGGCGTGAACAGCGACGGATACAACATCCTGCACGACCAATTCATGAACTACGGCATTCGGGCGGACGTCACGTTGAATATTTACGAAAAAGCCTATTTCGATGAAACATACACCTTACTCCAAAGCGCTCCGATAGAGTTTCCGCAATACCGCGAGTACGAAACGTACATAGAGGTGGCAAGCATCGATTCCTCGTTGAATGCACTTATCCGCGCAAAGGGAGGCGTCAATTACGATATCCCTGTTTCCAGCCTCGCCACCGAGAACTGGCAGTACGAAGACATCCGGCTGAATGAATACGCTCGGTATCAGATTACGGATACGGAATTGACGGTATCCAGCCCTAATTACGCAGCATCTGTACCTATGGTTTCGCCTACCGGAGATAACATTTATCGAGTACCCGGCGGCATCAAGCATAACATTAAAGGGCAAACATTCAAACCAAGCCCTGGCGGCACAGAATATTTCATTAAGGCAGATGAAAATGTAACTATTTCTTTGCACGCAGACCTTTCCGCCGAATTTATTATTGATTGCCCGCAACAGTATTTAATTGGGAGTATAATCTATGATACAAAGCCTGAAAAGTTCGAGGCACATATCGAGGTTCGAACAGCTCAAAATGGGCAATTAGTAGGGGGGCCCGTTATTGAGGTTGTGGCTACTCCTTATAAATGGGTTGAAAATGACAATGATAAAACATATACAATTTATGTACATCCCGTAATTAATAAAGACGCGTCAAAATTATTGGTTAAGGGGCTTGGGTTGTCTTTGATAGTGAGGGTTAAATATACGGTGGGGCCGATGCCCGTATTTTGGAACAACCTTTCCTTTGCCTTCACCGCCGGAAGTTCATTGTCAATTTCATTCCCAGCCACCTTCCCGGCCGACAGCGGTTATCCCATCAAGGTCATCGACCCTGTGAAACTGTTGCAGAAGTTATTGGACCTCATGGTGGAAACTCCGCAATATCAAACGGAGTACACCGGCCAAATACTTTGGCCGGTAAGTCAGCAGTATAAGTACCGCATCGTTGCTGCCGAAAGTATTGCCAACTACGATACCCCGTATTTTCACGGCAACATGAATGACTTCATCAAATGGATGAAGGTGTTGGGATTCGAACAACATTATAATGCCGCCACCAAGACATTGACATTCGTTCCGCGTGATAATTTGTATCAAAAGGGAGAAATTATCGACTTGTCCGAATCGGAGGTTTCCGACCTTGCCATCTCGCCCGCTACCGATGTGCTGTATTCTTCAGTCAAGGCGGGATGCGAAAAAGAGGATTACGGCAATGAATATCTCGACGGGATTGAAATCAATGCCGAATTCCAATACACAACCGGCCTTACGAATATCGACCAAGAACTTGACCTTGTGAGCCCCTACCGGGCGGATGCCATCGGCATACAAAATCTATATCGGAGTTTCAAGGAGCCTACGATTGCCGACCGGCAGGATGCAGACAGCGACATTTTCGCCGTCGTGTTGAACAATAACGGCACGACCTATATGGGCAGTTATATAGAGGCATACGACCAATTGACCGGCGGCACTATTTCGCTATTCAATGCGCTGCTCAGCGGCCCGTATATCGTAAAGAACAATGAATCGCTTATCGGAATGAGCACGGAAAAACTCATATTCTCGTCGACAAGCGGCAACAAGAACGGAAGCATAGACGGTATTTCCATCGATGCGGACAGGACTTTGAGCAAAAAACTTTTTACTCCGATAGTTTATTCATTCAAGGAAGGGTCACTTGATTTTCCATCGCATGACTGGTTCAACGCTTTGACATCGGCTCGGCTCATTGTCGTCACATGGCACGGAAAACAGCTGCGGGGATTCGTAAAGAACATAGCACGCACCTTGGGTAACGAAACAGAGCGCGATTGGGAATTGTACGCAGAATCTTAAAACCCCCGATTTTTCTATTCATAATGAATATACTTTTGGAATATGAACGGCCCTGTATTGAAAATATCGGACTTCTCTTCACTGAACTTCCGGCATGACTGGCGGTTGCATTTTCAATACCCCGCCGGCTATGTACAGAGATTTCTGCCGTCGGACGGCATATATGTGCAGTATGCGATAGTTGGCCAGTATGTAGGAGATTTGGAAATATGGCTGACGGATAGCGACGGGAACGACATTCGCCAGCTGGAGGCGACCGTGATAAAAACCATGGACGATGTTACGGTCAGTGCGATTGACTGGCCGCGTCTTCCAATCGGCAGCTACATATTGCAGTTCCGGATAGCTCAGTATAGCCGTATAATTGCATGGGCGCCATTCTGCATTGTGTCCGAATTACCCGATTCCGTACTTTTTACCTACACGAACTACCGGGATGATTTCGATACGGTATTCGACACGGAAATCGATTACCGTGTAGAGGCGGTTTGGCTTCCGGCAGACGCTGCGTTTCTTGTAAATGCAGAAAATTTTCGCGACCAGAACGGGATAGCGCATCAACTGAGCGCTACACCGTATGAAACACGTGCGCTGACGATAGGCGGAGGAATCAGCGCATTCGGTGTTCCCGATTGGGTGGCTCGGAAAATCAACCACATATTTTCCTGCTCGTCCGTCCTTATCGATGGCATACAATACCTCCGCAGCGAAAGTGCCGTGCCCGAAAAAACGGATATCGCTACGGACTACCCGTTGTTCATGTACAAGATTCTCGTGGAGCCGCAGGACAATGCGTTCATCAGACCATTGCCCGAAGCTCTGTTGCTGGCCGCCGAGGACGGAAGGCTTATTCTGACCGAAGACGGCAAAGCCATAGATATGTCTTATTAACATTCACGATTATGCCCGTTACAACCAACTTAGAAACTGTAAAAATAAGCGAGCTTGCCGAAACGAGTAGCCCACAGGGTAAACAAACGCTTGCGACCAATCCGCGGACCAACCAGAGTATGGCGCTGGATTTGACCGCCGTGTACGAGGCTACGGTAAATGCGAATAATGCAGCCACACAGGCAGGGCTTGCGGCAACCCAGGCCCAGCAGGCAGCTCAAGCTGCCGACAAGGCGCGGGAGGATATCCAGGAAGACTTGGCCGGGAAAGCGGATTTGGATGAAGCGAAAAAATACGTGAATCCAAGTCAGCTCGACCCGTTATATGGTTATCAGACAGGGGCTGTTATGGGAAAAGGAGCATTCTATTCGACCGCGGAGGGGGTATTGCCGGACGGCGACTTCGGTATCGCTGTACTGTTCACCACCGGCGTGAACGTAACCACGCTGCAGGGCGTGTTCCTGAACCACTCATCCACACGTAACATAGAGATTATTATATCGGCCGGCTACATATATCTACAATGTTACGGGAAGGGCTATGCCCGTAAAGAGGCATCGGCCAATACGATGTATTTAGTCGTCGTAAGTTACGATACGGCGACTGCTACCCCGACCATGTGGGTAAACGGCGTGAAGATTGCTAATTTCAGCACGGAAAAATATCCGGTTGAGACGCCTGATATATTCAGATTGGGCTTAGGAAATACTTCCTCGATGGTTTTCAATGGCTCTATACATTGTGCACGGCTGCTCAATTTCTGTTCCGATACCTATTCAATCGACATGTGGAACAGCGGCCACCCGGAGCTGTGGCGCGTGCCGGACGTTTACCGCAACCTGTCTCCCTCGAAGTGGCCGACGGGTATTTGGCTGGAAGCCTCCGGAACTTGGGCCCGCAATTACAGCGCAATCGTATATATGCCGAACCAGCCCGTCGCAAACGGCTTTTCCGGCTCGTATGCCCGATTCGAGCGGGGAACGGCCGCAGCTCTGTCCCTGTACAACAGGTTTAGGAGCGACAACCCGGACGAACTCGCCCGTTATCAACTCATCGAGTTCGAGTATCGAAGTAACGTGCCTATTCGAGCGCAAATGGGCGCAGAAATCTATGCAAACTATCCGGCCAACACAGACAACGCCAAGACGGTAAGCTACATTGCCCCGGCCGGGAAATATACGGCCCTGGTACAGGTCGGAAACGACACGGATGCGTGGCTGGAGATGCGCACTCTGCGCATCATGACGCTCGGCTGCCTGCTTGACCTTACTCCGGCGGGGCTCTTGCCTACCTTGTGGCGGGATATGAGCGGTCAGGGAAACGATGTACCTTATGTTCCCACTTCTGGCAATCCGACCAATGTGGAATTTTCTTACGAGAATGTAGGTTATAGCGATGTGCTGACTGGAATAGCCGCGCCGAGCATAGCGCCAAATTTCGTAGGTCAGACCTACATTGACACTCAGAATAAGAATGTATATAAGGCGACGGGTACATCTTCGGCCGCTGATTGGAAAAACATATAATCATAGTTATGGAAGATATAGAAGAATTACAGGAAAATACGCCCACCGTTCAGGAAATGATAAATGCCGTTTATGGCAAAATCAACGACCAAAGGGCCATTTTGCTCAATACGGATTGGTGTGTTATAAAATGTCAGGAGACTGGGCAATCGATGCAGGAATTGTATCCGGATGTATCGGCTGTTCGGACAACTGCCCGAGCTCGCATAAATGATTTGGAAGCGAAACTTCCCGCATTACAGGAAATGCTTGCGATGGAAGAGGCGGACGAAGTAATCTATATGTAGATATGGGGACGTTAAGCGAAATACTTCATATTACACAGGATATCCAGCGGGGTATCGCCATCATCTTCGTATGTTGCGTGCTTATTTGCGTAGCTGCTTTCATTGATATGTGGACTGGTATAGATGCCGCAAGAACTAATAAGGAAAAGATAAGTAGCCGAAGTCTGCGTAAGACGGCTATAAAAATCACCGATTATTTACGGGTTGTAATATTTGCCTTGCTGATTGATGTGTTGGGACTATTCTTCCCATGGTATTCCATGCCATATGCGGTATTGGTTATAACGCTGGGTATCCTGTGTATAGAAGGGCGGTCGGTTATTGAGAACAGTCGCAAAAAGAAAAGTTCCGCCGGAGAAATTCTGGATATAGTTTCCAATATTGTAGAGTGTGCAACCAAACAGGATGCGGAAAAACTCATCAGACTTATTAAAGAAAAATCAGAAAAACAGGAGTAGCACGTATGGGGAAATATTTTACAATTCAAGAATTATGTCATTCCCGGACAGCTATCAAACAGGGTATAGAGAATACTCCTCCTCCCAGTGCGAAAGTGAATTTGATAGCTCTTATCACGAATTGTCTCGACCCCATACGCGCATTATGGGGCGGTCCTGTAATTGTGAATAGCGGTTTTCGCACGCCGATGCTGAACAAAGCAGTAGGCGGGGCCGTCAATTCTCAACATATGCAGGGAGAAGCAGCAGACATTACGGTAGGTTCACCAGACAAGAATCGTAGATTGTTCAGCATGATTCAAGCAGCAGGGATTCCGTTCGACCAATTGATAGACGAAAGCAATTACGCATGGATACATGTTTCATGGAAAGCATCCGGCAACCGCGGCCAAGTACTGCACTTATAATACCATACAATATGGAAACAGACAAAATATTACATCTTCTGGCAGGATATGCCGTGGCGCTTACATTCGGCATCTTTTCCCCTGCAGCCGGTGCTGTCGCTGGTATACTCGCCGCATTCGGAAAGGAGTTCGTGTGGGATAAATGGATGAAGCGCGGAACATTCGAGTGGCAAGACCTGAACGTTACCCTCGTCGGCGTCCTCGTCGGCTTTATTTTGGCTTTCGTCCGGTCGGCGGTATAGTTGACCGTCCCGACAAGGAAAACGCAAAAAACGCCCGGATATGAAGGCACGCACGATAATTACCGCCGCAATCTCGGCGGTACTCGTTC